CTAACTTATTGAAGCAATTAGTAGAAATTGGGTATCTGAAAAAGAAAGGCGAAAATTGGTATGATTTTGTTGAGAAGGAAGATAAATTAGTATTATTGGATAGATTGATTGCAGAAACTAAAAACATGTCGGATGAAGAATTTGCAGAGCAAGAAAAACAATTGGGAGTTGATAAGATTAATTATAATCCTAATGATTATATAGACACAACAGTAGAAGAGAGTAAACAAGATTTTGTAGAAGTAGCAGTAGGGGAATATCAGCCCAAAAACTTAGAAGATAAAATAAATGATGCATTATTAGGTAATAAAGTAGCAATTCCTATTAAGCAAGATAGGTCATTTAGTATTATTAGATATGTGATGGCATTTTTAGGTGTTCTATCTATGATTATTAGTATTTATTATACATTTATTTGGGCTAATGATAATCTCAATTCAGTATTAGCTGTAATTCTTTCTTCATTAATTGTATTGTTTTCTACATCAGCATTTGAAACTATGATTTATATTATAAAAAGTAAGATGGGGATATTTAAGTGGTTTATATCACTTTTCTTTTTGCTACTTTGGATTATTGTTAATTCATTTTCAATTTTATCAACTGCGGCGGGGCAATATTCTTTATTTTTTGCTAAGGAACAGAGCAAAATAGATTCTATTACAATAGAAAGCACGGAATATAATGATTTAATTGTTAATGAAAAAGAATTAATTGATGAGAAAAACATTCTACTAGAACAAGAAAAACCATTGTTATTTATTATTAGTTCTATGAAAAATATGGACCAGTTTTTTAGTGAAGATAAACGTTCTAAAGAATCGGTAATATTTTATGATGCTCAGATACGGATAAATACTATTAATAAGGACATTGAAAATATAGACAAGCAGCTGATTGTAGTTAGGAATAAAAAGGTAGAATTGTTTAATAAGAATATAAAACCTAAAATTGAATTGAAAAGCATTCCAGATTTTTATACTTTGTTTGGTAGAATAATTTCTTTAGATAAAAGTTATACACAATTTGTTTTTTCATTATTCCCTTCTGTTTTTTTGGATATCATGAGTCCTATATGTTTGGCTATTTTCTTGTTTCTTAAAAAGAAGGAGTGATCATGTTTTATTTTTATATGCAAAACCGATATAATTGTATTATAGGGATGCTTCGCCGGAGGTATTCTTAAATACTATGTGGGAGAAAGTAGAATCCTTATTGGAGCGAATGGCATTCCCACAATGCTATGAAGGCCCGGCGGCCCGCTCCAATAAGGATTTTTATTTAATAATTTCATGGTTGGGTATATCTATATGACTACATGCTTAGTTAATGGAAAGATTTATATTGGACAAAAACACAGCAAAAAGTTTATTAGGAGTTATTTAGGGAGTGGTAGAGCAATTATACTAGCAATTAAAAAATATGGAAAAGAAAACTTTAAGGTAAGGGTGCTACATACTTGTTATAAAGGTAAGTGTTTGAATAGATGGGAGATATATTATATAAAACTCTATAATTCTACAGATAGAGAAATAGGATATAATATAGCAAAAGGAGGTAATTTAGGATCAAATGGTATCATACCTTCAGAAAAAACAAGAAAATTATTGGGAGAAGCTGTCAAAAGAGCTTGGAAAAGATTAAAAGCTGAAGGGTTTGTTTCTAGGTTAAAAGGAAGAACAAGGCCGCCATTTTCTAAAGAGCATCTGAAACATTTAGGAGAAGGACATAAGGGTTTTGTGGTTAGAGAAGAAACTAAAAAGAAATTGCATTATGCTATTTTAGGTAAAAAGAGATCAGAAGAAACAAGAAAGCGTTCTAGTGAATCTGCAAAGGCAAGATGGGCAAAAATACCAAAATATAAACGGAAACAAAGTAATGAGTACATAGAAAAAAGAAAATTAGGCGTTAAATTATTTTTGCAAAGCAATCCTAACGCTAGAAAAGGACATAATAAAGGTATGAAATATAAAAAGAAGAAAAAATAAGCAGCGTGGATATATTGAGTCCAGCAGCATTGGCGGTATTTATGTTTTTAGGTAGGAGGAAAGAAAATGTTTGATGATACGATAATTGTTAGTGAATTGGAATGGGTTAGTGCTCCTTTTAAGATTGAAATAAATCTAGATTTTTTGGGCATGGGTCATAATATCAGATGCAAGGAAGGCAGGAAAAAGGAGGATTAGATGATTAAGGGTGAAAGCACTTTAGACAAAGGGATTGATTTTATTAGAAATTCTCAATTTACTTTTGTGCCTACTGGATCAAGGTATTTTGGGAATAGTAAAGATGGATCGGATTATGATTTTATGATTGAACTTCCTAATAATACTGGTAAAAAATCATTAGATGAAGCGTTGAGAAAAGCAGGATTTATTGCAAGACCTGGGTATGAAAATCATGATGAAAGTATAATGGAATGCTATCATTATGGAAGTCAAGAAGTAAAAATTGATGTTCAAATTGTAAAAGATATAAAATATAGGATGCTGTTAGATGAATCACTAAAGAAATCAGGTTTGTATAGTTTCTTTAGAAGCAATTTTCCGGAAGATAAGTTAGCTATTATTCCTGTGTACAAGTTTGCAAATATGCTTTTTAAGAATGGGTGGTAAGCAATGTTTTATAAATATTATCCTGGACGGGATTGGGAAGATGATAAGTCATTAGAAAATGGTAATTATGAAAATATTTGTATCATATGTAAAAGACCTTTTATTGGATATAAACGTAGAATGATTTGTTTTGAATGTAGGACTAATGAAGTATTGGATAAAGCTGTTTATGAATAAGGAAGTAAGTAGATGAAGAGTTATTTGAATAAAGCAGAAGCTCTAGTTGAAATATATAGAGCAGCATTAGAACATATTGCTAATATGTCCTATACTGATATTAGGTCAGCAGTAGAACAGTATTCGCTTGACCCCATAGAGAAATGTTATCATACTTGGGCAAGTGAAGATGATTGGATTTTAGCGGGACAAGTGTTAAAGATACCAACAGATATTGCTTTCGAGACTTTGAATAACACTAAGGAGGATAAATGAAATTATTATATTGTAAGAATTGTAAAGATGTTTTTAATTTATCTAAAAGACTTAAAGAATGCTCCTGCAAGAAAACATATGGATGGTATTTAGAAAATGGTTTAGATGCTGTTTATTATGGTGATGATGCTGTACCTTTAGGATTTGATAATGATTCATTTATTAATGCTAGGATGAGTCAAAATGATATTGGAAATGGTGTAGTATTTACAGCTTTCGTTATTCCTAAGAAATGTGAAACTTTTATTAAGGAAGGTAAAGATGAGTACCAGAAAACAGAATAAGCGGATTGCATTTCCTTGGATAGTAGAAATTGAGTCTTCAAATGTAAACTATTTGCGAAGTGACAGACCTGAAGATACTATTGTAGTGAACTTGTTTAATGAGTTAACAGGTGAGATAAGGCAAAAGGCTGTTTCTATAGATCAAGTAGGAAGAAGGATTTTCGAATCAGAAATTTCTACTTGGGAAGATATAGAATTGGAAGATATTAAGGAAGGAAAATGAAACAGAAATTTGGCAAATTATCTTTTGTCCATGTATGTAAGGAAATGCCAGAGTTTATGAGTCATTTTGAATCTAATTTTGATGCTATAGTTGATGGAACATATTCACAATTATTTGGAGGAAGTGATATCAATAGTTATTCGCTTTATATGATAAAAAATAATAAAGTGGTAGATAATATTTCTTGGTATGAGGAAAATCAGCTTTTATTACTTCCTAATCAAGATAAAGATAAAGCTGAAGGAATGATTGAAGAGTATAATTTAAGGGAGGAATAAGTGAATAAGACTATTGGTAAGTATTTGAATAAATTTTTATTTTTTAGAAATAATGCAGGGGTAGTATCTAAGATAATAGCAGTGATTGAATGGTATTTTTTAGCAGCAGTTATTCTGTTTTGTATTTTTTGGGTTAAATTATGACTGAAGGGATGACTTTGCGATTATCTGATAATATTCATTTTGCTACTATAATTAAGGTTTTGAATAATCAGTCAGCGATAATTGAGTGTAAAGATAAATATTTGTCATTTACTAGACTTATTGAAAATGATGAAATATATAGAGGTATCCCTTTTAGAAGCTGGGCATGTTTGCTATATAGGAGGTGAAAAATAGTTGAAATATTTTTACAGAAACTGCGTAAAAAGTTGTAAGATCGTATATAATAGTTATAAGGAGAATATATGACATTTGGACAGTTTAAGGCGAAGATGCAAAAGCATATTGCTACGATGTTTGATGGGACTAATTTTCTATTTGTAGTAGATATTGATAAAGACAAATTATGGGAAGTATATTTGGATAGTTTCCCTACTGGTACTAATGATATTTATAGAAAAAAGAGAGAATATGATTGCTCGGCATGCAGGCATTTTATAAAATCATTTGGTAATGTGGTAACTATTAAAAACAGTATTATTACTACTATTTGGGATTTTGAAATTGATGATAAAGTATTTGGTCCTGTAGTAAAAGCATTATCTAATTTTATTAAGTCTCATGCAGTATCTGATATATTTATTACTAGATTTAATACATTTGGAATTGATAAAAATAGAGAGATGGCTGAAGATAAAGTAAAAGTATGGGAACATTTGTATATTAAGCTTCCTGATAAGTTTGTAAATATATCTAGTGATAGTAATGAAACAATTATGGGGCGAATGCGAGATATTAGGAATGTATTTAAGCGATCATTAGAAGAAATTTCAGAAGATGCAATTTCAGCTGTCTTGGAGCTTATTAATCAGAATTCTCTATATAAAGGCGAAGAATGGCAAAGCGTTCTTAAACAATTTTTGAAGTATCATAAAGAATATAACAAGCTTTCTAGTGATGTTAAGGAAAATTATCTTTGGGAGCAATCAGTTTTAGTTGGTCCTGTTATTGGAAAAATTCGCAATCATAGTATCGGAACGCTTTTAACTGATGTTACTAATGATGTAGATCTGGATGAAGCTGTTAGGAAATATGAAGCTCTCGTAGCTCCATCAAATTATAAACGTCCGAAGGCAATATTCACTAAAAAGATGCTAGAGGAAGCCCAGAAAAAGTTAGAAGAATTAGGTCTTGTGGATTCTTTATCTCGTCGGTATGCTACGTTAGATGATATTACTAAGCCCAATGTATTATTTGCTAATAAAGATTCTGCAAAAAGAATGACTGGAAATGTATTTGATGAAATGTCTCAAGGTGTTTCTATTAATCCTAAGAGTTTTGATAGGATAGAAGAAATTGCTATAGATGATTTTATTAAAGACGTTATCCCTACTACTAAAAAGTTAGAAGTACTATTTGAAAATAGACATACTCCTAATTTAGTTTCGCTGATTGCCCCTAAAGTAAAAGATAGTAAAACATTGTTTAAATGGAATAATGGATTTTCATGGGCATATTCAGGAAATATTACAGATTCTATGAAAGAGCGAGTGAAGGCGGCTGGTGGAGATGTAGAAGGAGTATTGAGATTTTCTATTCAATGGAATGACGATGGTAAGAATAATAATGATTTCGATGCTCATTGTATTGAGCCGAATGGAAATGAAATTTTTTATGCTAGAAAAAATAGTTTTAATACTTCAGGTAGCTTAGATGTGGATATTCGTAATCCTGAAATAGAAATAGAGAATAAAGTTGCGGTTGAAAATATTACATGGAGCGATCAATCTAGGATGAAAGAAGGCATGTATTCTTTCTTCGTACATAATTACTATAATAGGGGAGGTAGAACAGGATTCTCAGCAGAGATAGAATTTGATGGGCAAGTATTTTCTTTCGAGTATAATCAAGAGCTTCGGCAGGATGAAAAAATCCAAGTTGCAAAAGTTGAATATAGTCGAAGAGATGGATTTAAGTTAATTGAACTTTTGCCATCAGCTACTTCTTCTAAAACAGCATGGGGACTTTTGACTAATCAATTTTATCCTGTGTCTGTCTGCATGTATTCTCCTAATTATTGGGATTTGCAGGAAGGAATTGGGAATAGACATTATTTCTTTATGCTGAAAAATTGTATTAATGATGAAAGTCCTAATGGATTTTTCAATGAATATCTGTTAGAAGAATTTATGATTCATAAGAGAGTGTTTGAAGCACTTGGTAGTAAAATGAGAGTTGAAGATGTTTCAGATCAGTTATCAGGAATTGGATTTAGTTCCACGAAGCGCAATTCACTTGTTTGTAGAGTAGAAGGTCATATTAAGCGGACCTTAAAAATTATTTTTTAGGAGGAATCATGTTTGAGAAAGCTGTACGAATGAAGATGCGGTTTAATTACAAGGGAGTCTGCTCGGCTGAAGATTTGTGGGATCTGACAGTTGAAGAATTGGATTTTATTTATAAAGGATTGAAGGCAAAGCTTCGATTGGTACAAGAGGAATCATTACTTGACAAGAAGTCAGATGAAGATGCTATGACTGCTCTTCAGGTCGATATCGTTAAACATATTGTAGAAGTAAAACAGCAAGAAGCTTTGGATAAGAAGCTTAGGAAAGAGCGTAAGGAAAAGAAGCAGAAGCTTATGGAAATCCTTGCTATGAAGCAGGATGCTGATCTTCAGGGTAAGTCTACAGATGAAATTATGAAAATGATTGATGAACTTGAGTAAAAAGTTGGTAGAAGGTATATAATATATGTAGAGGAAAGGGCTGAGGGTTTTATGTAAACACGTAAGTGTACCTGAAGCTCTACTTATGAAACCGTTGCTTAGGAGCGCCGAGGTATTTTTCTAGAGTAAGCCGGACTCCGTAACCGGCCGCGTTTTATTAGGAGGAATAGATGCTAGTAGATTTTGATGCTGATCCTACTGAAAATATGGATGATGCAAGTGATGAACTAATGTCTAATTTTGATCATGAAGTGAATAAAGATATAGAAAAAGAATTGATTGAGAATAATAATTTGAAAGCTTCATATCCTGGTTGGGAATTTCATGGTATTTGCTGGTATAAGGATAATAACTTTTATTGCAGAGTTATGAGATATCATTCTATTGTCGGGTATTATAAAGCCGATACTCCTGAAGAATTGATGGAAGAGATTTCTGGTATTTATGGATATAATTAGATGTTAAATAAACCTAGAATGGCCGATCGTTATGGATGGGATGAATTTGCAGAATATGCTAAAAATAAAATAGGCTTTGCAGAGCTTGAAGATGATGAAATGCTTGAATGGGAAGATAGAATTGTGGCAGATTGGTGGCCAATATGGAAAGAGGGTTATATTGCTGGTAGGAGTGATAATCAAATGTTAATGAAATATAAACAATACGCTTGTAGTTATGGATCAATTATAGTTTATGAAAATGACGAAGTAGAGTTTATTCCTAATAATTCTGATAATACTGATTTGGATTTTGATAATTCAGAAGCTTGTGAATTGGTAGATGAGGATGTAGAAGAGTTTGAAGAAGGTTCAGAAATAAACGAGTTTTTGGATAATTTAGGTAAGGGGAAATAGATGTTAGAAAGAATTGGCGATTTATATGATAACAATATACTTTCATATAAATCCACTTTGGTTTCTTGCTTTCATCCTGAACACAATCCTCCTACTATGACTGGTTTCCAACCTGGGCGATATAGGTATACTTGTCTTGGATGTGGCAAGATTACTAATTTTGAAGTTTATCCTGAAGGCGTATGGTTATAGAACAAGGAGGACAGATGAAGCTAATTAATGTATTTAAATTTACTAAGCAATATCAATATTTTTATCTGTTTCCTACTTTTGCTATTTCATTAGATGATGATAATGTTGGATTTTGTATTTGCTGGTTTGCTTGGATTCTGTGGGTTCATTTGTAACTACTTTATTTTCTATCACTTATAGTATATATTAGATAGTAACCTGAACGGAATACCGTAAGGAGTAGAAAATTGAATATTGATGGTTTGCATTTAATTGCCCAATATAGAATAGATTTAAATCAATATAAACAATCAAGAATATCTGAAGAACAGCAGCAGTATTTAATCATAGACCAGCTATCTCATAGATTAGCTAATGATATCAGTCACAAACAAAATTTCTTTTCTGAAAAAATAATTACAGATGAATACAATGGTTCTCTTCCTTATAAATTAGTTAGGGCTGATTGTTATATATTGACTGAAAAAGAGTTTTTTGATTTGGTTGAAAGTATTAAAAAAGACATAATGCAGTATCTTCCTATTGGTTATTTAGATATTGTAGACAATAAAAAATAATGTTCCAAGAACTTTTTATCCAGAATTTCCAAAGTCATAAAAAAGTAACTCTCAATTTTTCCAAAGGAATCAATTCTATAGTAGGAATTTCTGATTCAGGGAAAACCGCACTCCTTCGCGCTTTATACTGGGCAATACATAATCGGCCTTTATTAGGTGAAAAAAATGCTGATGTCTCTGATTGGAATAAAGATGACAAATACGAGCCAATAAAATCTACTTTTGTTAAGGTTACTACTGATAAAGGAGTAATTGAGCGAAGATATGGTTTTATAAAAGTAGATGATAAAAAGAAAAAATTTAATGGCTATATATTGAATAATAATTTAGATAATAGATTAGAAGCAATAGGTACAAGCGTTCCTGATATTGTTACTAAAATGTTTAATTTGGATGAAGTCAATTTCCAAGGACAATTTGATCCTAGCTTTTTATTATCAAGCAGCTCAGGAGAAGTTGCTAGATTTTTTAATAGTACAATTAGGTTAGATTTAATTGATAAAATACTATCGAATGCAGATAGCAAGCGTTTAGAAACATTAAAGGAGAAGAGGCGATTAGAAATAGAATTAAATGATATTAATAAGGAAATTGCAAAATTTGATTGGTTAGATAATGCTGAAAAATTAGTTAATAAAATAGTAGTATTAGATGATAGGATAGAAGAGTCAGAAAGTGAATATGAAAAATTATCTAATCTTTTAGATGAATATTTAGAAAGTATCAATATAATAGATAGTCAAGAAGCAATTTTATCCGCCGTTCCTATTATAGAAAAAATTAATTCAATACAGGAATCGCTAGAGCGAAAAATTGAAAAATATGAGCGATTACAAAATCTGTATTCTGAGTGGTTAGAACAAAATAGTATTATAGGAATGGCGGATTTTTCTATAGCTGAAGAATTGATTGACAAGATAGAAGTATTGAATGATAAGATAGTAGGTAAAGAAGAAAAATATAGTGAATTGGAAGAAAGTTTAGATTACTGGAAAATTGCTTGTGATGATGTGAAGCGCTATGCTAAAGAAGTTATTGAATTGGAAAAGCAACTGCCTGAGCGATGCCCGACATGTGGTAAGAAGTTATCGGAGGATAAATGCAAATAGACAGAGATTATTTTAAGAATTACGATATTAAGGAATCTGAACTAAATGAAATTAGAGATAACATTTTTAATATTGCCATAAAAATAGCTAAGAATATTGGCTTTCTTTTTGAATATGATACTTTTGATAAGTATGATTCTGATAGCTGGTTTGAAATTAAAAATAGTGTGGACGGAAGTAAAGAAATATTTTGTATGTATTGTAATTATTATAAATATGAAGATAGCCAACAGGATAGATGTGAATTTGATTTATCATATTTTTGGATCGATAATTATATGGAAATTGAGAATAATAAAAAGAAAGAAGCTGAATTAAAAAAGAAGCTCGAAGAAGAAAACATTAAGAAGCAAAGGAAAGAGAAAAGGTTGAAAGACGAATATGAAGAGTATTTGTTATTGAAAAAGAAGTTTGAAGGAATAAGATGAAAGGTTTATCAGACATTGAAAAGAAAGAATTGATCCCTGATGATTTAATATTTTTAGGATATCGTGGAAGTATTGCTAATGGGATGTATGTACCTAATACTGATCCTAATAGTATTGATGATAAAGATCTTATAGGTGTTTACATAAATCCAATTTCTCATTACTTAGGTATTAATAAGTATAAAGACGTTAGAGAAAAATGGTATAAAGAATGGGATTGTGTTTATTATGAATTATTGAAAATAGTTGGATTATTAATAAAAGGCAATCCTAATGTATTATCTGCTTTGTGGCTAGATGAAAGATATATTATTTACCAAAATGATGCTTGGAAAGAATTAGTAAAAATTAAAGATGCTTTTTCTTCTAAAAGTGTTTATCATAGTTTCTGTGGGTATGCTCACGGACAATTTCACAGAATGACTCATATGGCTTTTGATGGGTATATGGGAGAAAAAAGAAAAAAGTTAGTAGAAAAATATGGATATGATTGTAAGAATGCAGCACATTTAATTAGATTGTTACGAATGGGAATTGAGTTTTTAACTGAAGGTATTTTATATGTAGAACGTAAAAATGATGCAACACAATTACTAGAAATTAAGAAAGGTGAATGGACTTTAGATCAAGTAAAAACAGAATCAGATAGATTATTCAAATTATGCGAGGAAGCATATATTCATAGTAGTTTACCAAATAAACCGAATGAAGATTTAGTGAATGAAGTTTGTATTGATATAATTAAACGGAAAATAAATAATGTCTAAATTCATTTGCGCCGCCGATCTTCACGTAAGGCAAGATCGGCCAAGATGTCGCATAGATGATAATTGGGAAGAAACCCAGCGATTAATGATTAATGAAATAGTAACTATTGCAAATAATAAAAATTGCAATCTAGTACTTGTAGGTGATACCTATGATTCACCGAATTGCCCCGCAAGAATTATAGCAATGATGATTGAGGAATTATCTAAAATAAATAACAAGGTATTGTTCTTAGCTGGAAATCACGAACTTCCTTATCATTCAATAGAAAATGTTTCTAATAGCTCTATTGGTATTTTTATGACGATGGCTAAGGAACATAATAAAATAGTTGAAGGAATGTCAGAATATGGGCAATGGAATCATTTTAATTGTGAAGTGCAAGGAAAGAAAACAGGATTATTATTCCAGCATAGATTAGTATTTGAAAATATTAAATCGATGCCCCCGAATGTACAGGCAATAAGCGCTCAAGAATTATTAAAAGAATATCCTGATGTGGATTGGATCTTTTTAGGCGATAATCATTCCGCATTCCATTATGAAAAAAATGGGAAGCACATTGTTAATCCCGGAACTACTATAAGGCAATCGGTAAATGAGCAAAGTTACAAGCCGTCTGTTTATTATGTAAATACTGAAAATGAAATAGTTGAAAGGATATATTTAAATGATAATATTGCTATGGTCGAGGATGGATACCTCGTTGAAGAAACTGAAAGAATAAATCATATAGAGGCATTTGTAGAAAAATTGAAAAAGAATGAAGCTGTGGAGCTGGATTTTCTTAGTAATATTGAAAATGGATTATTGGTAAATAAGAAATTGTCTAAAGAAACTGTAAAGATGATTAGGGAATTGTGCGCAATAAAGGGAGAGGAATAAATGAAAATAAAAGAAATATGGATTATTGATGATCCTTTAGATGGCATTCATGTATATAAGTCTTCAATAGCCGCAAATAAAGATTTGCTAAAGTGGAGAAAGCAAGCTAGAGATGATATGGAAGATTCTGTATGGGAAATGAAAGGACCATTTAAATTTATAAGGACAGATAAATGACTGCTGCTAAGTTTGAACAAATTCGTTCTTCAATTGAAGCTTCTAAAAAGAAATCTACAATGGCCGAGGGCAGGAAGCAAAGTATTGAAGAAAAGTTATTAAAGGATTTTGGTATTGAAGGTGATATTGCTACAGAAGTTGAAGCCAAACAAGAAAAAGATCGTAAGAGCATTGAAAAAGATAAAAAGGAACGCGAAAAGCTATATAATGAACTTGAAAAATGCGCAGATTGGAGCGAGGTAGAAGAATGAGAAATAAATATAGAGCGTGGTCTAAGATTGGGAATGAATCATATTATTTTTATTTGGAGGATTTGATAAAAAGTAGAGGTAATAGATTAGATGAGCTTTATTGTGATTATGAAAAATATAGTGAGGTTGATGATAAAAATAATAGAGAGATATATGAAGGAGATATAGTATTAATAAATAGAAATAGTAGAAAAGAAAAAGAAATTGTTCAATTTAGAGATGGCTGTTTTTATGCGGGATACCATCATGGGTCAAGTACTAAAAAATCATATAAATTGTTACAATCAAAGTTAACTGAGGTTATTGGTAATGTACATAATAATCCAGAGTTATTATTAAAAATGAATTAGGGCGACGTAGAAGAATGAAAAATGCTACGAATGAAAAGCATAATGATGCTTGGGAATTATTTAGATTAATGATTAGGGCAAAAGAAATTGAATATACTGATTTTGGTAAAAGTGAAAGATATAAAATAGTTTTTGAAAATGGCAATTATATTACATTGGTCAGTGGTGGAAATAGTTCTGATGGCTCTTATATTAACTTAGAATGAATAATATATCTTCTTATCAAAAAATAATTACTAAAAAGCGTGGTGAGGTAGAAGCTCAGATAAAGCGTAAGAATATTATTGATAATAAATTATCAGAGTTAGCAATTAGAAGTATAGCAATTGAAGAAGCCCAAGTATTTATCCAGCAAGTGGCAAAAGCTACGCAAGAACAATTAAAATTTAACTTAGAGCCAGTGGTGCAGGTGTTACTTGATGCAACTTTCCCTGGTAGGTATGATTTTGTAATTGATTTTACTATTGAACGAAATCGAACTGCTGTTCGTCTTGTATATAAAACTAAAGATGGGTATGAACGCGATCCATTAAAACAGAATGGGGGTGGACTGTGCGACTTGACTGCTCTGGCATTACGTATTGCATTATGGTCAATAGGAAAAACTGATAATATTATTATTTTAGACGAGCCATTAAAAAATCTTCAACCAGCTGAATTGAATAGATTAGGATTTGAAGTAATTAAAAGTTTGTCAAAAAAGTTAGGTTTACAGTTTATAATAGTGAATAATAGTATTGGTTCAGAAAATCTATTAGAAGTATCAGATAAAGTTTTTGAAGTGTCAATGGGGAAAGATGGAGTTAGCAAAGTTAAGGAGGTTTGATATGGAAGAAAAAGATTTTGAAGATGGGAAAATACATTTTTATGCTAATGTAATTATTCCAGAATTGAATAGTAAAAAAGGATTGGGCTATTGGGAAATAGAAATCCTACCTTCATTAATTATTTCTGGCGGATACATTAATACATTTATAGAGTTTAGATGGATCATTTTCCAATTAGGAATGATGATTCCTAAAGAAATAATAAAAGATTCAAACAAGGAGGTTTAATATGCAAATTATTAGATATGGACAATATGAAGATCAAATTGATATTATTCCTTATGTGACTATTTATTTACATAAGCATTGGCATAAAAGTGATAAAGCTCCTTGGCATTTTCATATTTCTATTCAATGGATTATTTGGTATTTTGAAATACAGATTGGTAAAGATTATAAAGGTGACTAGTTGTGGAATTTACAGATAAAGAGAAAGAAGATTTCAAGTGGTTATTAAATAAATATGAGCAATGTAATAATAGATATAATGAAGCCGAGGATTTTATAATGAGTATTTTAGATATGAAATGGTATCAAAGGATATTTTTATCTAATAAGGTATTTAAGTTTATGAAAGGTATTTGCAAGAAATATGATTTTTAAGGAGGAATAATGTGAATCGATCTGAATTGAAAGATGGTATGAAAGTGAAAACCCATACAGGTGAAATTGTTAAAATAATTACTTTAAATACTCAATACAATGCTTATATTTATTGTGTATCGCCGTATGATAAAGATGAAAGCAAAGGATTTTTTCTAAGCCCTACCCAAATAGAATGTGAGGTGAAATAATGAAAATTATTATGCATAATGAAAAGTGTGATTTAGTTTTAGGTGAGATTTATGATGAAGTTTGGGCGGAGAGAATCGTAGATAGTCTTAATTCTATACGTAACCATTATGCTATTAATAATGAGTTCAAGGCGGTGCAAGATGAATTTAACCCCTAATGAAAAAAGCATTTATAGGCGAGGATTCGTAGTAGGTTTTGTAATTGGTATTGTTTTTATTGTAGCATTTATATTAGTAGCTTATTTTTGTTAGGAGAATTGAAATGGGAAGCAAACATGCAGGAAGTAGCTTAGATGGTTTTCTAAAAGAAGAAGGCATTTATGATGAATGTTTAGAAAATGCTAAAAAGATGATTGATGATGAAAATGAATTAGAAGATATTGCAAATACTGAATGGTATAAAAAGCGAGAGGAATGGGCAAAAAAGCATTATATAAAAACATTTTTATTTAAGGCTTGGCATACAATTATTGGTAATTTGTTTTGGCGACCTATTAACTATATTAAAAATAAGGGTTATAAAAATGTTAACTAATCGTCCGGGCAAAGTACAGTATAAAAATGATTGGGATCATTATAAAAGTTATTGTAAGGAGGGAACAGTAAAGTACAATAAATACTATTTATTAGGAGGTAGAAAAGTAGGAGAGCCATTATTGAAGAATCCTTGTACGCATGGTATAGGAGTGTGGAGATGAAAAGTATTTATGAATTAGAATTGTTTGAAGAACTTGTTTATTATCGTGATGGTGATAAATTTGATCCTTATACTAATACTATTGTTAGGGTGCCAGGAGGCTGGATATTTAAATTTAAAGAGCCAGGAACTCGTTATAGTACTTGTTTTGTACCATTTGATAATGAGTTTCAAAAATAATTAAGGAGAAACTATGAAGAAAGGTATTACAGTATTGCTAAGCATGTTTTTTGTTATGAGTATGTTTGCTGCGCCGATTAATATTACTGTTTTAGCTTCAGGACTTGGTGCTGGTCCTGATGGCACTGATCTAAATGCATATGCTACGGAAAAGGTTAAGAATGATTTTCCTGATAAGGATATTAAAGTTACGATGCTTCAGATGGATCTATCGTCAGGCGCTGCATTGACGATGGATGCTATGATTGCTGCTGGCACTCCGCCTAATATTATGTATGATAATATGGTGCGAGCATCTAAGTATATGGTTCCTGAGTTTGCTCTTCCTCTAAATAAGTATGTTAGGGATTTGGATAAATACCAGAAGGGAATCCTTGCGCAATATACTCGTAATGGAAATCTTCTAGGCATGCCGATTCCTGCTCATACCCAGGGAATGTGTATTAATCTAGATGTTATGAAGGAAATTGGTTTTACTGTTAAGTGGGATTGGACTGTTGATGATTTTCTAAAGATGGCTGAACTTGTTAAGCAGAAGTACGGTGGGAAGAAGTGGGCTACAGGAATGTTTGCCGCAAACCAGAGTGGTGATTATCTTTTGCATAATTGGTTTGAAGCATTCGGTGCTCATTATTATGTAAATAATGATTATAATAACTCAGTCATCGCGAAGACTGGGGGAGCTAAGGTATATGAATTTTATCAGACGTTAGCGAAGAATGGGTATATTCCGCCTAATGCTTCTACGCTAACTGATGATGACTATGCCTTGGAATGGTCTAAGGGAAACTTTGCAGCTACAGCATTTTTTACTGCATGGACGGATATATATTTTAATTCTGCAATGAATCAGAAAATTATTGAGAAGCCGTTTAATTATGTATTTGTTCCGTTCCCTCGTGGTCCTGGAGTAGCAAAGGTTCCCGGGTATGCGATGACGGGTGCATATGTAGTATGGAATTCGCCTAATGATGAAGTAAACAAGATCGCTTCTCGTTGGGTAGAATATGTTAACGGCGTTTTTTCTCAGAGCTATAATTCAAAATGGGCATTTACCGTCCCTAATCGCGTCGATGCTACTCCGCCTGTAGGTCCTCATGTTTTAGCTACGATGAGGATCGCTCAGGAAAATGGTATTTATGATTGTGGGATTACTGATCCTCGTTTCACCGAAAGACGAGCACTTCAGTTCCCTATTTTGCAGAAGGTATTGAATTTTAAGATCACCCCAGAAGCTGCTATTAAGGAATATGAAAAGAAGTTATCAGCAGTAAAGTAGTAAATATCTAGGAGTTCCTGAAAAATCCTAGAGAGGCAATGGCACGCCGAACGCGGCCCGGTCCTATGATGTAGATAGGGCCGTTATGGGGCATTAGCTTAAATGGGCAAAGCGCTTGTCTGATAAGCAAGAGAGTAGTGGTTCAATTCCATTATGCCCCAAAGGAGTATAAAATGAGCAGAAGTTTTAAGCATGTTCCTATTATTAAGTATGATGAATATGGAGTACGTGGGAAACGTTGGGCTAATAAAAGAGTTAGGCATTTTGATGTTGGTAATTTTGGTAATTATAAGAAATTATATGATAGGTATGATATTTATGACCAAATATGCAATTTGTATAATGAGTATAAAAAAATTGATGGCATTCCTTTTTATATTCATGGGCCTGAACATGGGTCTAGATTGACTTATAATGAAATTATGGACTATTGGAGGAAATGATGGATAAAGAAATATATACTTGCCATGATTGTGGGGTGTCTGAAGGTGAAATACATCACTTGGGCTGCGATATGGAACGATGTCCTTTTTGTGGGAAACAATTAATTAGTTGTGACTGCTGCTATGAAAAATTAAATTTAATAGATAAAAGAAAGTATAATTATGATACTGCCTATTTGCCTATAGAAATATATGAAAATGGATTAAATGATGAACAAGAAAAGCAATGGATAATGATTCTTGAGAATAAAGGAAGAGTTCCATATATATTGTATCCTAATATTTGCGTAAGATGTGGTATGTTATGGCCTGAAATGTTTCATGTTTCTGATGAAGAATGGAATAGATATATTCAGATAAATGCGCGAAACGAAATGATTTGTAGACCGTGTTATGATGAGATAAAAGATTTAATTGATAAAAACAAAGTAACAAATAATGGTTAGTAAGATAGAGTTTATTTTTGCTGAAAAGTTTAAATATTCAATCGTTTATTATTTTAGAGAATGGGGAATTATTTCTAGCAAGTTTCCTTATGGTTATGTTAGGATTCTCTCTACAGAATTGTATAAGGCGCAATTAAATTAAGGAGATATGATGAACAATGCTAATGTATTATTCTATGATGATGATGTAGAATGTGATATGTACAATGGTAGAAATAAAACTATGGCACATATTGAATGTTTAGGAGGAGATGTACTAATTATTTGTATTGAATGTTTGAATAAAATAGTTCTAGATGCTCCAGGAAAGGGGGAAATATGAAATTAGTCACGGGGCAAATTGTTAGGCATCGTGGTGAGCGAAAAGTTGTGCGAAGAGTATATAGAGATTATATGGGTGATGTAATTATTGAATTTGTAGATATGTCTAAAAGTATCAACTATGCAGATATGGACTTGGATGGTAGGAAGTAAATGTTTCTTATTGGTATAGGTATTATTGCCATTATTCTATTATTGATAAATATAGATCACAATATTACAGTAGGTATTAATAGTATAGAAGAATTACTAAAACAAATTAAGGACAAGCTTTGAAATATTTATTACTTATCCCCGCATTAATATTTTTTATACTTTTCACTTTGTGGCCATTGGCTACGGTTATACAGTTATCTGTTTATAAGACTAACTTTATTACTAGTACTTTTGTAGGTTTAGATAATTACATTTCATCATTTAAAGATCCTGCTTTTATTTTAGCTATTATCAACTCTTTAGTATATTCAGTTTTATTAGTAATAGGGATAGCTTTAAGTTTAGCATTAGCACTTAATCTATATAAAATGTCTAAGCGATGGCAAGATACTTCACGTATTATTCTATATCTTCCTGTATTGTCAGCAGGAATTATTATTTCATTAGCATGGAAATGGATTTTTCAATCTAATGGTGTAATAAATTGGTTATTAAATCAATGTGGTGCTCCTTCTATAAATTGGTTTGGTCAAGGATTAACTGCAATTCCCGTAATTGCTTTTATTACTATGTTATCAGGGATAGGTAGTAACACTATTATTTTGTTAGCAGTTGTTCAAAATGTTAATAAAGATTATTTAGATGCTGCTATGATGGATGGAGCATCGTGGAGAATAATAAAAAATAAGATAATTATTCCTATTATAGCTCCTACTATCTACATGATGCTGATTGGAACTATTCTAGGAGCATTAACTATTTTTGAATTTATTTATATACTAGCACCGTATGATTATACTTCGACGATGGCATTTTCTATTTTTAAACAAGGATTTGAATACGGGAAATATGGAATAGCTGCGGCACAAGCAATAATATTATTAGTCGTAGCCGTAGTATTATATAGATTAAAGAAAAGGTGGGAACGATGAGAGAATTAAAGTTTAGAGCATTTCAAAAGAAACAGCCACATCAAAAAGTAGCGCTTGGATATGTTTATTCGAAAGATTATGATTCATTAGAAGCATTTTTCCATGATAATGAAGGCGAGGATATTGATCAATTTATTGGTCTATATGATTTTCATGGTCAAGGTGCTTATTTTGGAGATTTAGTAAAAACAAAAATTGGACAGTTTGAATATATTAGGCCAATTTATGCACTAGAAAATGGCTGTCCAGTTATTGATCTACCTACAATTGATAGTAATATGGATAAACCTATGTTCTTATTTACTTTGAATTGTCATGATATTGTTGGCAATATTCGTGAAAACCTTGATCTCTTGGTTTAAATAAAAAGGAATAGTAATGAGAGAATTAAAGTTTAGAGCGCCCCATCCAGATACTGGTAAGCTATATTATTTTCAATTTTATCCAACTATTAATGGTGGTTTACCAGGACCGCCTATATGGGAAACTGATTGGATGAATACGGTTGAGCAATATATTGGGCGAAAAGATAAAAATGGAACTGATATTTATGAAGGTGATATTGTAAAGCAAAAATCATTTAATGTTAAATGGACAGAATCCGGACCTGTTATTTATAATGTTGGTTGTTTTTTAATTAAAGTAGATTTTCATTTTAATAGGAATGCTAAAATTCATGATGATTGTGAAATAATTGGTAATATCCATGAAAATCCTGAAATGTTAACTAAATAACGTAAAATGGTTATAAAATGATTAAAAAATTATTATTAATATTAACATTTTTTATAATGCTAATGCCTGTTTATTTCATGGTAGTGATGAGTTTTCAAGATATTTCTGGTGTAGTAAAAATGCCTCCTGATCTAATTCCTAATAATGCTACCATGATGAATTATATACGATTATTAGATAGCCCATTATTGCGGTGGTTAATAAATACTATACTTATAGTATTATCAGGGACTTTATTGTCTGTATTGTTATCTTCAATGGCAGCATATTCATTTGCATTTTTTCAATTTCCTTATAAAAAGATTTTATGGGCAATATTATTGGTAGGCATAATGATTCCTAGAATATCATTAGTAATTCCTTCATATGTAGTAATAAAGAAAATGGGATTATCAGGAACGATGTGGGCAGTCATTTTATCTGTAGCATATTCTCCTGGCAATTTATATTTAGCTAGGGTTTATTTTGAAACAGTTCCAAAAAGTTTGTTGGAAAGTGCTCGGTTAGATGGTGCTAATGAGTTTCAAATATTATATAAAATTGTAATGCCTATGAGTAAGCCTATTATTACATCATTATCATTATTTACTGCAATAGGATATCTAGGTGATTATTTGTGGCAGATGTTAGTATTGCAATCGCCTGAAAGGCAAACATTATTAGTAGGATTAATAAAATCTTCCCAAGCATTAGGGAATACTATAATGACTGGTATGAATCCGTTAGGATATAGAATGGCAGTAGGGGTAGCATTATTATTTCCATTATTAGTAATATTCTTAATTGCTAATAAATATTTCATTCAGGACATCGGAGGAGCAGAAAAAGGATGAACTATGATTGAAACAAATAAATATGAGAATGATGAAGATTATTTAGAAGCATTAGAACTGTTAGATGATGAATATCCTGCTGGTAGAGTTACTAGATATAAAATTATACTTAGATCAAATATTGAATATTCTAGTTTTGCTGAAAGTGGAAGTCTAATAAAGAATGGATAGAATTGAATAGTTGGAATAGGAATAAAGTAAAATTAAACTGTTATAGGAAAGAAATGGGCAAAGGGTTAAAAATATGATTGAAATAAATGATCGAATAGCATTTATTGAAAAATTAGATACTGCTAAGAAGTTGTGTTATTTTATAGATTATGGAAAGTATTTAGGTAAGGTTAAAGTTACTAAAGAAATTTCTGAAATAATTCCTGTTAAGAAGCGTTTACAAAAATTATCAATAGGGAAGGAGGTTTGTTATTTTATATTGGATAATGGTAATATTGTTTATCAATGGAGCGGCTGGTGGGTTTCAGAAAATAGGTTTAAGGAAATATTTATAGATGATTGCTATAAGGAGGGATGGAAGATAGTTAATGTAGAGATTAGAAAGGAGGTATAATGCTACGATTTATAAAGCGATTGTTTTGTAACCATAAAAAGCAGATATTATGTGAGCAGGTTTATACTAATTGTGGAAAAAGATATAAAGAAATATTCTGTAATAATTGTAAGAAGGTTTTGATACGAAGTTGGTTATACGAAAAAATAGAAAAGGCATTAAGGGAGTGAATATGGATATTAAAACAATAATTGCTGAGTATCTAATTCGTAATAGATATGATGGGCTTTTTAATAATTATGGTGCTTGCGGTTGCTCTGTTAAGGATGTAGGTCCTTGTGGTTGTATAGCGAGTGATTGTGAATGTGGATATAAATGGCCTGGTGATGATGATTATGATTTTTATATTAAGAAAGATAAATATATAGGAGAAAAATAAATGGAAACATGTTTTTATAATTATGAGTGTGAGGTTACAGGAAATGATTATGCTGATATAATTTGTGCTTTAATGAAAGTTACTATAAAATTTGAAAATGATTTGGATTCATCAGATATTTATAAGGCATTGAATTATGTATCTTCTATTTATGGAGATAGAAATACTTGTGAGAGTAGAAAATGATTCATAGAGATATTTACAAATTAGAAAACAGTATAAAAAGGTTCTCATTACAAAAGTCTAAAAATATTAGGAATAGTATTTTTGGATATATGAGTAGACTTGAAGAATTGATGTTTCTAAAATTAATAAAGGAGAATTATCTTACATGAAATCAGAAAATGTTATAGGGTATTTTGTAGAAACTATTATTGATATGGCAAAAACAATAGCTACTTTAGAAAAAGAGAATATGGACTTGAAATATGAAAATTCTACCTATGCTAGAATAGTAGAAAATTATGAAAAAAAGGAACAAAAATGACAGCAGCAATTATCTGCGCGCGCGGTGGGTCGAAGCGTCTTCCTAGAAAAAATGTAAAATTATTCTGTGGTGTTCCGTTAGTAGCTTGGTCTGTGATTAATGCTAAATGTTCATATCTGATTAATGAAACTTTCGTTTCTACTGATGATGATGAAATAGAGGCGATAGCTAAAACATATGGAGCTAAAGTTATTCGGCGCCCTGATTGGCCGGATGCAGATCAAGCTGCTGCTAATAGACCATTTGTCCATGCTATAACGGTTATAAAAGAGCAGTATCCAGAGTTTGATACTGTACTAACAATTCTTCCTACAACTCCATTAAATAAACCCGGTGATTTTGATACAGCTATTACTTTGTATAGAAAATATGGATGTGATACTATTGGCCCTGCTATTGAAAGTAGGGAAATGTTTATACGTAGGAAGTTATCATTCAATCGGTGTCGAATGGATCTATTTGACAAAAAGTATAATTACTTAAAAGAAGGGCCTGGGTACTGTGTAACGTCACCTGAATGGTACTTGATGTACTGTTCAAGTTTGGAATCTGATTTGGATAAAGATTTAGATGTTATTATTAATACTAAAGAAGGAAATATTTCTCGCGAAGGATATTATTTCCCGGTTGAATATTGGCAATATGCCGATGTAGATACTTTAGAAGAATTTGAGTTTGGTGAGATTATTATGGAACGATATATATTAAAAGGCAATGGTCCTAAAGTATATGAAGAATATTTGTGCAATCATAAAAAATCAGAGCAGGAATTTGATATTTCAAAGTATGTAGGGAATAGTAAACAGTTAGGAGGATAATATTAAGCTGGATATATGTGTAGAAGAAATTGAAAGATTAAGAAGTGAAATTGATAGATTAAAATATGTATGTAAAGTGGCTGGAGTCCCGCAAATAATTATTGATGGGTGGGATTTAAGAGAACTAAATAAGGTTAATGATGAAGATTTAGCATGGGCATTAAAAAAAATAAAGGAAGTAGGCAAAGATGAAAATACAAAGTGCTGAAGAATTTGAAGAAATATTATCTGAAGTTGAATGGAATGGTGAAATGTATGTAGGAAAATATACATTAGAGCAAAGGCTGAAATTTATTCGCGATCGTGATAAAATGATAGAAGATGAAGCATATGAGCGCGGATATAATGATGGATGTATAAAGCAAAAACATGATGATGGGTTTGGTCGTATGGACGATCTATGAAAATACAAAGCGCTAAGGAGTTTCAAGAGCAATTAGTTTTTGCTTGTGATAAAGACGGTGAATTTTTTGCTTTTTGGGATGAGGATAAAGCTACTAAAATGATTCAAGATGATCGTAAAATGATTGTAAGACGATGCGCTCAAGCTGCCAGATATATTATGAATGCTCATTCTTTTTATGCCGGAAAAATTGAATTGGTGGAAAGTGATATTGTAAATGTTATTAATGAAATTGAGGAGGCTAAATAAATTACTACAAAAGAATATAATAGAACTAGAAAATTGCCTAAGAGAATAGAAGCTACAGATGATGGTAAGGAAATAGTTAAATACTTTATTGGAACTTGTAAAGAGCGTTTGAAAATTGAGCATCCTGATAGAATTAATGATTTAGCCAGCATTATGCTTTCTACCACTTCTTATTTTATGAAGTATTTAGTTGGCGAATTAGTAGATGAAAAGACAGGGAAGAATAGTTTTGTGTATACTTATGGTGAAATGAGTGATGGGCAAAGATTATATACCCATAATTTATTATCCGATAAAGACTTCAGATTATATGTGAAAAGTAAAGAGCAATTTGCGTTAGAATTTTTACAGAATATACATAAGGGAGAAAATAATGTCTGAAATACCAAAACGAATTGATGAAATAAAAGCCGGCCCTCCTATAGAATCTCGTACTAGAATGGATTCTACTGCATATAATGAATCTACCAAAAGTGGCCAACGGTTCCATGAAGAAGTTAATACAGTAGAGAATTATCATACTATTATTGAAGCTATCAAAAGCGGGAGGTCTAGGGATTTATCATTTGAACCAAAAGCTGAAACCATTCCTGAAAAAATGCCAGCTATTATTGTAGGGTCTGGTCCTTCATTAGATCACTCTATAAAGTTTCTAAAGAATTGGAAAGGTGGTATTTTCTGTTCCACATCGCAAGTAAAAACATTAATGTATCATGGAATTGAGCCAACTCATATTGTAGCATTAGATATTTTTTCTATGTGGTCAGAAGTGGAAGGCTTTGATTGGGCCAAAACTCGTACAAAATTAATTACTCATCCTGGTGTTCATAGTTCATTAGTAACTAAATGGCCTAATGAAATATTATTGTATGTTCAAAGTGATGGCAAGAGCGATAGTTTTCATTGTATGCAAAAACGCATGTATTCTTATAGGGAAGGAGATTTACGATTCCCTACCTTCCATTATTATATAATTAGTGAAATACCTGTTTTTGCATGTTCTCCTCCGGCTCAAATTATATCTGCACAATTATTAGGATATGGAACGTTATTTTTATGTGGATTAGATTTTGGATGTCCTGGCGGTAAAGAGCGCGCTACGATGTATGACTTCGATGAAAATGGTAAATGGAAGGAAATTGTTTTTACCCAGCCGCCTGCGATTGATGCTGAAGATGGCTATACAAAAAGTAGGGTAATTTCTAATAATGGTATTCCTACATATGAAATACAAATTTTTTATAAGAAGAATTTTTTATCATCCTGGCGCTTAGGCAAACAGACGATGTATTCTACGGATCATGGGATTCTTTTAGAGGTCCCTTATACTGATATTCAAAAAGTTGTAAAGAAACAAGGATATGGCTATCAGCATCAAAGTAAGTACTATATTTCAAAATCAGTAGAGCCATATTTAGCATCAGTAGGATTATTTGTTATTGAAACAGAAAATGGTGAAGCATTTGTAGAATGTGAGAATCCAGAAAAAGATTTGATAGCATTTATGACCGGAATTAATAGTCGATATGTTTGTAATAAATGTGGTAATAAAATATTGTTAAAGGATGCTGAAGGCGCTGTTTGTACTAATTGTAAAAATGGACAATATGTTCGGGAAGTATTTGTAGATATTGATAAAAATATGGAACGAATTAGTAAAATGCTAAAGTTATCAGAAAAATATAAGGTGACGCATAATGGAGTATAAAGTAATTTCAGAGCATTCAAACGGTACTTCTTTTGTTTCTACGTATAATATTGATGAGATATCTGATTTATTAGAAAAGGTAAGAATAAGAATTTTATCTGGGTATAACAAAATAGCTATAGAAAAATTAGAGGAATAAAATATGTCAGATATTGTAGAAAGAACAGAAAAAACAGAGCGCTCTGATTCAGGTAGATATAATGCTGGTACTGTACAGAATCAATTAATTCATGAGTATGTAAATAGTGCATATAATCATCATATTATTATTAAGGCAATTAAGGATGGCCGAGCTAGGGATATTGCTGATGAACCAAGAGTGTCAGATATTCCAGCTATTATTATAGGATCAGGACCGTCACTAGATTATTCTATAAAATATTTAAAAGATTGGAAGGGTGGAATAATCTGTTCAACTAGTCACGCTTTGACTTTAATGTACTATGGAATTGAACCTACTCATATTGTAGCTCTTGATCCATTTTCTACATATGAAGAAATTGAAGGAATAGATTGGTCAAAAACCCGCACAAAATTAGTTGCTCATCCTGGAGTATGGCCATCATTAATAGAAAAATGGCCAAATGAAATATTATTGTATTTGGAAAATCTAGGTAAGCCGGATTCGTTCTATGCTGATATTGAAAAGAAAATGTATTCATGGCGAGAAGAGCAAGGATTAGGGCAACGTAAACCCAAGTTCAATTTTTATATACGTACTGAGATTATACTTTTTGCAGCATCTCCCCCATTACAATTATTTGTTGCTGATCTTTTAGGATATGGGCCATTTTTTACTGCCGGAGTTGATTTTGGTTATTCACATAATAAGTCTAGGTTTACTGGATATACGATTAATGAAAATACTTGGTCTTATGATAAAATAGTTTCAGAGGGTGAAAGGATAAAAAATGAATTAAGTGATAATAAAGAAATAGATACTAAGTTATTTTGGAATAGATTCAATAATGCTTTTCAGAATAGCACTATTAAAGAGATTGAGTGGGTAAAGCACGAAAGCCCATTAGTTAAAAATGATACTATGATTATGAGTAATAATGGAATACTGACCGAAGATATTCATCTTTACTACAAAAAGAATTATCTATCGGCATGGCGTTTATTAGGTAAAACTATGTATTCTACGGACCAAGGAATAGTTCCTGAAATACCTTATATAGATATTCATAAAGTTGTACGAAATCAGGGCTATGGATTCCCTATGCAAACTCCTGAAATGATTGCTGATATTGTAGAAACATATTTAGCAGGCGTCGGGGCTTTTATAGTTGATTCAGGCCAAGGTATTGGTTTTATAGAATGTGCTAATCCTGAAGTTGATTTGATGGCATATATGTCTGAAATACTTAATTTATATAAGTGTGGGAATTGCAATGCTACTGTAAAATCTTCAACTACAAAATCTGATCTGGAAAAAGAGTTAGTAGAATGCCCGCAATGTAAGGAAAAGAAATTAGTGCATATAAATAAAACTTTGAATGTGGAAGCTAATGTGAAAAGAATACATAAGCGATTAATGGATAGTGGTATTGAAGTAAAACCAGAAAATTGGGTATTAACATAAAGGAGTGAATATGTATGAATCATTTGGTGATAAAAATACTTTAGAGGAAAGTCAGGGATATATATCAGGACAAATGTGGTGCCCTAAATGTTTAAAATACCATTACTCACTTACAGTATGTCCTAATTATTATGCTAGTTATGCTCCGGCAAAAGTAGTACGATATAAGGAGTTTTATTATTAAAATATACATTTCAGGACCAATAACAGGATATGAAAATAGTAATAGAAAAGCTTTTTACGATACCCAAAAAATATTAGAAAAAGCCGGCAATATAGCTGTTAATCCATTTGAAGTATGTAGTAATCAAAACTTATCTTATGAAGAATATTTAAGATTTGATATTAGAGCTTTAACATTTTGTGATGCTATTTATTTATTGAAAGATTGGGGGAAATCGAAGGGTGCCAATATTGAATATTTGGTCGCTATGAACATAGGATTAAAAGTACTATATGAGGAGTAAATATGTATTGTGTATTTTGCGGTAGTATTGGTATTATACTAATGGATAAATATACTGATGAAGATAATAATATTCATAATGGTGGAATGTATTACTGTAATCGCTGTGGCAATGAATTCGTAGTAAAATATGACCCATTAAGGGTTTTGTATAATGATTAAAGTGATATCAGAAGCTATTATAATAAATGATAAGATGGTAAAAGTAAATTTACATATTGAAAATGATGTTACTTCTACTGAAGTAGAAAAAGTTACTGCTGCATATGTTTTAGCACTATTGAATATAAAAAATGCTGAGATAAATGGTAATAATGATGTGGCAACTATTTTAGGAAGCATAGGCAATGATCAAAAATAACTATTCTAAGATATCTAATAAGTTTATAAATGATAATGAATGGGTTTTGCATTATGTTTTAGGACAGTATCAATGGTTAGATGATTATGAAGATTTATTGCAAGAAGCTAGAATATGGATAATGGAAGCTAAATACAAGTGGAAGAAAAAACGATCATCATGGAATACATTTGTATGCAAGTATGTACGATGGAAATACAATTTATATGTTAATAGTAAAAAATTGTTAAAGAATAACCCAGAAAGCTCTGGATATAAAACTATTAGCTTAGATCAAATGATGATAGTGCATAGTGGCAGTTCTATTTTTAATAATGTAGATCAGCAAATTGGTCTGAAAGATGAAAAGTACGATCTAGATGAAATAACTGAGAATAAATTGCTTTATGAAAAAGCATTGAGCTATTTGCCGGAAGACCGTAATAAAGAAATAATGAAAATGATATTATTAGGATATAAGCATTTTGAAGTAGGTAGAAAATTTGGGATTTCATCAGCAAGGATAGGACAGATATATCATAGGCAATTAGATATTATTCGTAATTATTTGAAGGAGAATAAATGAATCGTAAAGGTAATTATTATAATCAAGAATTTGAAAAGCGTTGTGGTATCTGTGTAAATATAATACGCCCATCATATCCTTATGATTTTAAATGCAAGTTAAATAAAGCTCCTAATGCTACTGTTGAATGGTATGGTGTTTGTGATATATTTGAAAAAGATTGTCGATGGGATAATAAATGAAAGTAACTTATAAGCAAATAAAAGAAGACTATGATAAGATAAAAATTAGACCTAGAATTTCTATAATTGAATGGATTAATGGTAATAGTATATCTAAGAAGATAAATGCAAAATTGAATAGGGTATTTGATGAGAATAAAAATGATTAGAATATTCATAGACATAAAGCAAGTTAAGAAAGATATTGTAGAAATAAATCCTCACTATGATTCTAGTAAATACGATTGTACTGATTTAGAAACAGATAGCGCCGAAGCAATTTGCAAAGTAATAACTGATATGATTGATGAAGATAATAAATTGGATGCTCAGGAAGATATTGATGATATATTGAACAATATAGGTAAAAATGAACAATCTAACTAATTGTATAAAAACAGCATTATTAGATTTTTATATTTTCCAGCGTGGTGCGAAGTTAGCGTGTACAGAATTATGGGACGGATTTAGTGTAGCTGATTTTATAGTGCTGTTGAAAGATGTAGTTATAGAAATTGAAATAAAGATTTCATTAGCAGATTTGTATAATGATGTTAAGAAGGGGAAAGAATGTTACAATTATGAAAATTATGAAAAGTCTAATAGAAAATTAGTAACTAAGCATGAAGTAATCTCTGATGGCAGGAATTTGTATTATACTCCAAATAGATTTTACTTTTGTGTTCCTACAAATATTGTTAAAGAGACTATAATCTTTGCTAAAACATTGAATAGTAAATATGGTGTTATTGAATTTATTACAGATGCTCGATTGAAACATAGCATAAAAGTTGTTAAGCGTGCTAACAATTTGCATAATGCTAATAATGTTTCAAAGTATAGTAATAAGATGATTGCAAGATTGTGTAATGATTTAACTAAACGATATAGATTATTGTATTGGAAATAAAAGGAGTGGATATGGAAACATTTACTTTTGAAGGCACTTTAATATGTAATAATTTTATGGGACAATTTGACATTACGAATTCTTTACAAAGTAGAAAGATGAGAATTATTATGAATAAAGGTTTGCTAATGAAGCTGAAACATTTCGTTAAGACTTTTAAATGGCTAAAGACTGTAACTTATTCTTTTGATGCTGTAATAGATGGCACAGCATACGATAATGATACTATAAATGTAAATTATAAAATAGTTAGTGATATAAAGTATGAATAAATTTGAAGATATCGGTTATGAATTGTATAAAGTAGAACGTCGTAGAAAAGTTAAGATATTTCTATCATATGTGTTTGTAGTTATAATATATTTATTAGCACTTTTAACTACTTTATAAAAAAAGTAAAACTATATATAATTATTATATGAAAACAGTGAAAAAATCCTTAGCAAAAACTAATAAAACTACTGTTAGTAAAAATCCAGTAGGAAGACCAACGAAATATATTGCACAATTCGCAGAACAAGCAAAAAAGCTTGCAATGAAAGGTTTAATTGATAAAGAGATTTATGATATTTTAGGAATATCAGAACCAATAGGGATTAATTGGAAAAAGAAATACCCAGAATTTGCTAAGTCGCTAAATGAAGGTAAAAGAAATATAAATGAGGAAGTAAAAGCAAAATTAATAGACAGAGCTTTAGGATTCGTATTTAAGTCAGAAAAAGTAGTAACAATAAGTGATGGGCAAGGTTTAGGAAGCCATTGGGAAAAGGTTCCTATTGATGAATATGTAATTCCTGATGTAGGCGCGCAGAAGCTATGGCTCTATAATAGAGATAGAGATAATTGGTATGATTCACAAAACATAAATATGAATGCCAATATAAATGATGCTTCTGATATGACTCCAGAAGAAAGGCATAATTGGTTAATTGAAAATGGATTTATAAAAGAATGATTTCAACAAAAGTAAAAAAGATCAAGTTATTAACTCCTGAGCAAATAGAGATAGACAAAAAGTATTACGAGATTATCCAGCAGAATAAACGTGAGGAAGTATCCCCTAAGTTTGAAGAATGGAAAAATCATTATACATATAAAATAGCAGAAGGCGGGCGTGGTGCCGGAGCGAAATCATGGTCTGCAACATCTTTATTGGCTCAAAAGTATCATTATTCTAAAGTACAATTACAATGTCTGTGTGTACGTGAGTTTATGAATAGCTTGGCTGAATCTTCATATAACTTAATACAAAAAACAATTAATAGACTCGGATATAAAGATTGGGCATTTACGAAAGAGTACATAAAGAATAATAGAAATGGTTCTTATTTCATATTTAGGGGATTAAGAGATATAAAATCAGCAGAGCAACTAAAATCTTATGAAGGATATGATGATTTATTTGCAGATGAAGCTTCTGCTATAAAACTAGAAAGTTGGGCAACAGTAGTCCCTACATTAAGAAAAATAGATAAAGAGATATGGGTACTATATAATAGAGATTTAGATATTGATCCTTGTCATGAGTATTTTGTAATTAATGAACGTCCTAATACTTCTTATTTGCATTTGGAGCCTGGTGAAATAGATAACCCCTGGTGGTTTGAGACATCGCTACCAGTAGACATGGAAGCAGATTATGCTAGAGATCCTGATGAAGCAGAGCATATATGGAAAGGTTTGCCAAGAAAACAAGGATTTAAATCTGCAATAAGTCGAGTATTGATTAGGCAAGCGATGGATAGAGTAATAGAAGATCCTGAAGGAATGGAACAAATAGGTGTAGATGTTGCTAGATATGGTGATGATGCTACTGAGATGTATAGACGAAAAGGAATGAAAACTGTAGATAGTAATACTGTAAAAGGAATGGATACTAATGTTAATGCTTATGCTATTTGGGATTTTGCAGAGCATAGGAGCGATATCCCTATAGTAATTGATATAGGTTATAATCCTGGAGTAGCAGATCGCTTAATAGAGCTAGGAGCATATGTAATACAAGTTAATTTTGGTGGTGTGGCACAAGATGAAGATAAATATGATTCCGCTGCTAGTGAAATGTGGTTTGAGTTTCCAGTTGAAGAAGCGCAGATACCGAATGATCAGCAATTAATGAATGAATTGTCTGGGCGTTTATATGAATATGATAAAAAAGGTAGACGAATAATCGAATCTAAAAAGAAGTTTAAAGAGCGGTATAAAAAAAGTCCTGATAAAGCAGATGCTATTCTATTAACATATTATACAGCTCCTTTAATTGGGCAAGGAAACGTAGCCGATTATGATGCTAGTGAATTGGGATTATAATATGAGATATTCATTATTTGATAATAAGTATTTGAACGAATTGCAATACTTAAAATCATGTTGGGAACACGCTGGATATGTTTGGCATTGGAGAGTATGTACTACTATTAGGAGATTTTTCTAGGAATGTTTTTCGACGATCCTTTAATAAAGGCTAAACGATGGAAATAAAAGCTACAGAAAATCAAGAAGTAAATATTGTTACTAGCAAATTGTTATATTTGATTACTAAGGTCAAAAATGATAATGATTGTTATATAGCAAAAGTAGAGAATATTAATAGATTAAAAAGGTTTTATAGATGACAGAAAATAGATTATATAAAGTAAAGAATCTTTATACTAAGGAATGTATTGGATGTGATTTAGGTCTATATAGATATGGTATTTATAAATGTAAAGGTGAAGGATTATGCAGAAGTCATAAAATTGATCCTAGAAATTTGAAACAATATAGAAGAAAACAATTTAAGGTAATAAAATGATTGTCTATATTTATACTGATGATAGTTTTAAAATAACTGAGGATACAAAAGCAATATTTGTAGCATATACTAATAATGAAAATACATACTATTCGTTGTAGCAAAGTTTCTAAAGGTCAGACATTGATAGTGAAGAATCGTTCTGAATATGAGTTTGCTAAATTGAACTTCAATAAGAATGTGAAAATAATAATAAGGAATGACAATGAAAAACATTGTAAAGATACAAACAGAGAAAAGCTTAATAGCTTCTATTGTCTGTGATGTTTGTAAAAAGGAGTTTAATGATCTATTTGAAATGCAAGAATTTATTAGTATAAATAAGAATTGTGGGTATGAATCTATTTTTGGTGATGGCAGTATAATTGATATTGATATATGCCAATGTTGTTTTAAAGAGCTGCTAGCTAAGTATGCTAGAATATCAGAATACTATTAAAGGAGTAAGTAGATTGAAAACAATGCATTTGAATTGCAACTATATTTCTAGTATTAAATTTGATAGTGAAGAGAATATTGTTACTATTTTGATGAATAATAATGAAAAGTTTTTTGTAATGAATAGTGATCGTAATAAGCTTTTGGAATTGGTTAGCCATATACCTGACAGAAATTTTTTAACATTTGATTATTAAAGGAGTATGTATGGGTGGACCAGGAAGTGGAAGGCATAAACTAGGAATTAGCAAAAATATAAAGAGAGCTCCTATTGGATTAGAATCATCGTTAAGAGATCAAAAAGTATTAATTAAGATATGGAAAGAAGGCGGTAAAAAGGGAACGATAAAAGAAATGTCAGAAAGATTTTTTCAGACCGGCCAGTACAGTAGAAAAAGAGTAGGAAGAGGCTCAACTAAAAAAAGATATTCTGGAATAAAAACAAAATAAGGAGTAAAGCATGGGCGGACCTGGAAGCGGACGAAAGAAAGGATCAAGAAATGGAAGTAAAAAGATAAATGTGGGAACTGATTTTTCAAAGCAATCAAAGATTCATACTAAGATGGTCACTATTGGTAGGAAAGGTTCAAAGACGATTCCTACAGGCAGGGTAAAAATTTCAAAAGCCGCATTAAAACGTAGAGAAGAAAGATATGGTAAAGAAGCTGCTAGTAAAATGAGTAAATGGTCAGAATAAATATGTATAAATAGGAAGTGAATTATGGTATTGCAAAAGACTTTAAAAGACATTTTATTACCAGATGACATATTAAAATTCATAGAAGATTATGAAGTAAAAACAGTTCCTCATTTAAATAATTTATGGGAATACTATAAAGGTAAGAATGTTAAAATCATTGGTCGCAAAACTCCTGATCCTAATAATCCTGATAATAAAATAGTTATTAGTTATGCTCGTAAATTAGTGACTACATGGACTGGATATGGATATCGCTCTAAATATATTACATATAAACCTGTAATAAAGAAAAGTTCTAAAGAATTAGAAGCTATTGAAAATGATGAAACAATTATAGAAGATCCCATCGAAAAGAAGTATTTAAATATTTTACAGAATATTTATAATGTTAATAATGAGCATATAAAAACAAATAGAGCCGGTCGCAATACTGCTATTTTTGGCGTATCGTATGAAGTATTGTATGTAGATGCTGAAATAAATAGTTCTAATACAGAATTACCAGTAAAAGTATTGCCTAAGTTTTTCACTGTTGACCCTAGAGAAATGATAGTATTGTATGATTATAGTCCGGAGCCTAAAATAAAAATTGCTATTCGCTATTATAAGATGGATGA